CGCGGCGTTTTCGACGTAGTCCCTCGGGTTGCCGGTGTAGGTGTTGCCGGCGCCCTGCGCCGCGCCGGTGATGGCGCCAGTGCCGCCATAGGCAGCCGCTCGGGCCAGGGCGGTGCCGCCCATCGCGGCAGCGGCCCTGGCGGCGCCGAGCGACGGAATTGCAAACGCGCCGTAGACGTCGCCGACAGCCGAAGTGATGGGGCTGCGCTCACGCGCGACCTCTGATAGCCGTGCCTGCTCGTCAGTGCCGGTGCCGGAGATCAGGCCCTTGAGGCGGTTGGCCATGCCAAAGGTCGCAGCGTTGCTGACGGCACGGCCGAAATCATTGGCGGTGTCCAGCCAGCCGGACGACGCTGCGTCGTCTCCCACAGGTGTCCAGTCGTCGGAGGCCATCAGTATTCCTCCCAGGCGGTGCCGTTCCATCTGCGGAAAACGCCGTTTTTCTCGTAGGTCTTGCCGCGGTCCTTACCCTCCATCTCACGGTTGAGGGTGCTGATTTTCTCCGCGCGGCCCTTGGCGTGCTCCTTGTCGACGTAATCGGCCATTGGCCGCGCGGTGCCGAGCGCCAGCCGCTGGCCCTCCAGCACCGCCCGGCGCGCCTCGGCCTTATTGCGCATCGCCCGCTCGTCGTCGCCTGGCCGCGGCACCAGCAGATCAAAACGGTCCTTGAACTCTTGGGTGCCGATCGTGGCGCCGGAGGTGTCGCGCAAGTCGGCCTGCACCAACAGGCCCGCGGCGTTCTTGGCGGCACGGTACTGTGAACTCAGCAGCTTGTTACCGACGAACGGCACCTTGCCCGCCAGCTCTTCTTTGAGACCCTCGGCGAGCAGCCGCTCCTTACCCTCCAGCTGAGAGGCCGCCGTCAGCCCCATACGATAGAATTTCAGGGTGTCGGACTGATCTTGCGTCATCTTGATCTGCGGCGGTCCGTCGCCGGTCTGGCCGGGCGTGATGTCTTTGACGCCGTCACCCTCAACCCGGAAGATGCGACCCTCGCTCTGGATAATCTTGCCGGCGGCAATGTCGTGCCGGATCTTGTCGATATCGGCCTGGGTTTTGGGCGCGTCGGCGGTTCGCTTGTACTGCTCGACGTCCTTTTGCCGCCACGCCGCCAGCTTCTCCTTATGGGCCTCGTGCGCCAGCTTAACTGTGGCCTCTTCTTGCGCGTAAATCGGCGCCAGCTTTTCCTTCACCGTGTCGCGGTACGCCGGCGGCGTGTTGCTGACCACGTTCCGGATCTGCTGCATTCGCGGCGTCGTTAAGGCCGGCGGGGTCGGTTCTGGCCCGATGTCCGGGACCAGTGCCGGCTGCGCCCGCGCCACCTGACGCGGCGGCGGCGGGGGCGGGGCTGGCGCAATGCCTTGGTCAGGCGGTGGCGCGGGCGGTGGTGGTGGTGGTGGCGGCGGCGCCGCAGCCGGCGCAAAGGCCTGGCCCTGCGGCTGGCCGGTCTGGCCCTGCCGCAGCATCGCTAGCGCGATGGCGCGACGTGGATCCTCGCCTTCCGCACCCTGGGCCACGACCGGCGGCGTTGGCGCCAGCACCGGCTTCTGGCCAAAGTCAGCCACGGTCGGCCGCGCCCCGCCAGGCTGCTGCGGAGCAGCCGGCGGCCCCTGCGGTACCGGTGGCAACCCTGGCGGTAGCGGGTTCTGTGCGCGAAAATCGGCGAGCTGCGCATCGCTCGACATCCGCACCGGCGCGCCTGGTGCATAGGACTGCTGCTGGTCAGGCGGCGTCGGCACCGCAGGAGCTGCCGGCGGCAATGGCGCTGCGGCCGCCGTGCGGATGCCAGGACGAAACGCCATGCCTTGAGGCGGTCCACCCTCCTGCACGCCACCGGGCACCGGTGTCTGGTCTGTCGGGCTCGGGGAAGGCGAATAGAGCGAGCTTGGCGCCGACATCGCCGCGGCCTGCACTGGAGGTGGACTTCCCGGCGCAACCGCTTGCGGCGCTCCACCACCGCCCAGGATGCGGCTCTCCGCGCCGGTGGCGGCCTGCTCGGCGGCAGCAGCCTCGCTCTCGATGCGCCGCATCATGCCGATATCGCCGAGGCTGTCGCCGATCGCGCTCAGGCCCTCGCCGAAGGTTGAAGGTGCCTTGCGCTTCTGCATCAGCATCGCCAGCGCGATCTTCTGGCGCAGCGCCTGCGGCGTGTTGGCGTTGCCGGCACCGGCGAAGAACATGCTAGGTCCGAATGCGCTGAGGAGATCTGACATCACGCGGCCCTCAGAATGTTGCCCATCACGCGACGCGTATCGATCGCCTTCCGCCCGCCGATGTCATGCACGGCGCCGCGATCGATCTTCTCGACGTCCTGCGCCATCGGCCCGACGTGGCGCGAGCCATCACCGCGCTTATACTCGTATTCGTAGACCGGCAGCTTCTCGCGTTCGGCGTCCTCATTGAAGGCGAACACGGTGCCGACGCGATCGATATTCTTCTTCTCGCGCTCGTCGGACAGCTTCATGGCACCGGCACCGAGACCGAGAACGCCGCCCATCATGCTCTGCCAGTTCTGGTTCTGGGTCTGATAGTTGGCCTGCTGCTGGGCAAAATTCTGGTTCATGATGCCGGCGAAATCGGTGGTGGCGATCTGCGAATTAGGCGTGTTGAGCCAGTTCGGCTGCTGCACCTGCCCGCCGCTCATCAGCGCGCTGATCTCGTTCAGCGGCTGATTGCGCTGCTGGTAAGCCTCCTGCATGTACTGATTGCGCTGCGTCTGCTGCGCGTTGAAGCCACTCTGCTGCTGCGCCAGCTGTTGCGCCAGGCCGGCATTTTCAAAGCCGGCCATCTGGGCGTTCTGGTTGAACTGCTGGCCGACCGCCGCATTGCCGAAGGCGGCGCGGCCCTGGGCCTGGTCATAGGCCTGCTGCTGCGCGCTGTTCTGGAAGCCGGCGCGTTGCGCCGCCATGTCCATCATGCGCTGCTGCTCTTGCCCCGCCTGGCTGATGGCGCCAAACCGGGTATCAGTCGCTTGCCGGTTATAGTCGTCCATCGCCGAGGTGTAGGCTTGGCTGCCGTAGCGGATGCCCTGGTCGGCCAGCCGTTGCTCGATGTTGGCCCGCTCCCGCGCCAGCTGCGGGTTCATCCGCGCCATCAGCGCGTCCTCGACGTTCTGGCGGTCCTGGCTGAAGTCACCAGCACCGTAGCTGCGCGTGATGTCACCGGCATCGCCGAAGCCGGTCTGCACCTGGCCGCCAGGATCGAACGAGGTCCTGGCCTGGCCGACGCCGAGGATGTTCTGGGCGTCGCCGCCGGTCGGCGCGCCGGTGTTAGGATCGAACGGCTGCGACAACAGCCCACCCACCCGCTGTGACTGCTGGTTGCCCATCGTCGCCAAGTTGAGCTGGGTCTGGTCGTTCTGGCCCTTCAGCGCCTGTTGCGATGGCGACAGCGTCTGCGTCGCGGTAAAGCGCGGGATCGAATAGGTCTGGTTGGTGGACGGGTCGGTCCAGTTATAATTTCCCGTCACGTCGTAAGATATTGAGCCTTCCGGCGTGATCTGATTGGTGTTGTTCAGAAATGCGTTCGCCACCCCCGTCGAGACGTTGGTGCCGGTCTGCGCCGCCGCGGTCTGATACGGATTGGGCGGGGTCGGAGGATCTGGCTTGCCCATCGTGCTCTCCTAGTAGAGGCCTTGCGGACCTTGGGGCGGCATGGGCGCGGCGCCGACCGGCGCCCCTTGCGGCGCCATCGGCTGCGCCTGCGGCGGTAGTCCTGGCGGTGGCTGCTGCGGAGGCGGCGTTAGTGACATCGGCGGGCCAGGCTGCTGGGGCGGCTGCCCCATGCCGCCTATGGCGTTGCCGATCGCGGTCATGCCTTGGCCAACACTCTGCGGCGGCATCTGAGGCATCTGCGGCAGCTGTCCCTTGCCCGGCGGATTAGCGATGCCCATCAGCGCCATCGTGATGGCGTTGCGCTGGTCGTTCTGTGGAGCTCCTGGCATGCTCATTCTGCGGCCTCTCTGACAGGATCCAGCCTCAGATGGTGGCCGAACCGTCGGTTGAACTTGTTGCTCGCCCAGGCTTCCGCCGTCAGCAGGCAGATCACGCCATCACGGTCACGGCCGAACAGCCGGGGCACGTGCACGAAGTCGTAGCCGTACTTGGCCAGCACCCCGAGTAGCTTCTCGTCATCCCGCGGCGTGCGTTGCACCACCATCTGACAGCCGCATTCGTGAAACGGGTACTGGAACATCCGCTTGAGTGTTTCACGTGAAAGCCACGGCTCGCCCGGCAGCGCCGCGCCCGAGATCTCGATAATGCCGGCATCGGGATCCCAGTTGTGGAACACGATGCCGGCGACCAGGTCGCCCTGGTCGATGATGCCGATGGTCTTGATGTTGAACCCGAAGCCGCGGTGGCAATGCGGGATCAGTCGCGCCACGAAGGCCGACACCACCCCATCATGCCCGTACACGTACCCGAGGCTCATGCGTTATCCTCCCGGCTGGTAGCCTCCGGTGGCGCCGAACGGCAAATAGCCACCCTGATTGTCAAAACTGTACTCGCCAGCGAAGCCGGGCGGCATCTGGCCGCTCGGGTCGTACTGGCTCGGCGAGCCGCTGTTGGGGTACTGCAGCGCGCCACCCAGCGGCGCGTAGGCGTTGGGGCCTTGCTGCGGCGCGAACCAGTTCTGCATGCCGGGATTGTAGCCAAGGTTCGGCGTCTGCTGCTGGCCGTTGAACCCGATGTCGCCGGGCAGGCGCGCGCCCTGGTACGGGATGCCGTAGTTGCCCTGGTCGCCGGCGTAGGCGCCAGGATTGAAATATTCGGGGTTGCCTTGGGGGCCGAGGATCATCCCAGCGTATGGGTTGGGCGTGTAGGTGGACTGATCGAACGTCGAACCCATTGCCGGGCCCCTCAAGCTCGGGTTAGCGGCGTATGCGGCTGCGCGGGCCGCGTCAGGGTCAAACGGTGCCGACTGCGCCGACGGCTGTGCCCCCTGCGGATGGCTCGACACCCCTCCAGGGCCCATCAGGGCGGGGTTTCTGGCATACGCTGCCGCCCGCTCCGCATTGGGGTCGAACCCTTGCGGCGGGCTGCTGGGTGGTAGTTGCGCCTGCACAGGCGGTGGTGTGGAATTGGTCGGGTTAGGGCTGAAATTACCGGGGTTGGCGCCGCCGTTGTAATTATTGAATGGCGCCGCCGGACCCATCAGGGCGGGGTTTCTGGCATACGCTGCCGCCCGCTCCGCATTGGGGTCGAAGACGCCGCCGACCGGGGCGTTGATCGGCGGGATCGGCCCTGGGCTGAAATTACCGGGGTTAGCGCCGCCGTCGTAATCGTTGAACGGCGTTGTGCCGGTATCGAACACGCTCGGCCCCATCAGGGCGGGGTTGCTGGCGTAGGCCGCCGCCCGCGCTGCATTTGGATCGCCACCGCCACCAGCCGGCGCGGCGCCGGGGCCCATCAGGGCGGGGTTGCGCGCGTAGGCCGCAGCGCGCTGCTCATCCGTAACCGGGGTCAAAGGATCGTTTTGGCCGCCATAACCGCCATAACCGCCGGTCGCGCGACCGTAGGCGGCGGCGAGCGCGGCGTAGTAAGCGGTCTGCGAGCCGAAGCCGCCAGGGTACAGGTTGTCAATCACGGACTGCGCTTGCTGCGGCGAGTAGTTGCCCCACATAGCCTGATTAATTTGCCCCGCGCTCATCGCCGGCTGCTGGTTCGGACTGCCGCCGAAATAGCCGCCACCGCCGAAGCCCATATTGGGAATGCCGCTCACGTCGGTCATGGCGCGCTCCTACACGGTGACAGCGAGGCGTTCGAACACGCCCGCGACTGAGATCAATTCAATGTCCGGCTTGGCCTGCTGCGCCATCGTAACCTGGACGATCGGCGCATGGGAAAAACCGGTAACGCCGATCGAGACCCAGCCCGTGTTGCGCACGACTGGCGCCACGGCCACGCCACTGTCCCAAAGGGCAACGTCCCAAAGGCCACTGTCCCAAAGGTCAAGCACGCCAGGGTCGATACCGGGCAATGGCGGTGTCGGCACCGTGATCACATAATCCGTGGTGCCGGCGAGTTGCGGCACGAAGGTCTCGCCGGCGCGCGCCAGGAACGAGGCGCGGGCCTGCTTCCAGGTAATCGTCTGCGCCGGGCTCTTGAAAACCTCCCAGCCACCAACGATCGTGCAGGTGTAGGGCAAGCCGTTATCGTAGCCGGTGCGATCGGCCTGCATCACCTGGCCGGTCTGGGTGCCGAAAAACATATCGTCGTTTTGCCTGATGAAGCAGGTGCAGTCCCAGCCGGTGAAACGCCCCCAGGCACCGGTGGAGCTGTTGACGACGGCACACCGCTGCTGCCCTGGCGCACCGCCAGGCCAGGTGACGAAGATGCCGCCATAGGCGTCCCACTTGCACATCGTCCAGGCCCACTGGCGCTTGGCGAGCACTTCCTCGCGCCACATCGGCCGGATGTTCTTGGTGACGGCGGATAGTTCGAGTTCGGCACGGTCTTTTGTGATCGCCCCGCTTGTGGGGAGTATGCCTTCGACGCAGGCGACAAGAAGATCGCCGCCGACCGAAAGCGTGGCGTTCTTGCCCATGGGTGGGCTCATGTCGTAGCGACCTTCCTGCTTCCAGTTGGCCGCAGAGGACGGGTCGCTGCCGGTGAACACGATGATTTCGCCGAGGTCGGTGCCGAATACAATCTTGTCGTCGATGCCGTCGCCGGCGTCGATCGACCATGTCGCGCAGTACAGCAGCTTGCCGCCCTTGGTCGCTGCGCCGGACAGCGGGATCTGCAACAGCGTGCCCTGGATGGCGTTGAGCGGCAGGTACCAGGCGTTCATCGAGTTGGCCTCGATAAAAAACCAGCGGTTGCGGTACTTGCAGACGTGCGTCAGGTTCTTGCCGATAGAGACGTTGTTGCCAGGGTACGTCACCAGGCTGGCGTTGATCTCGCTGGCGCTCAACGTCGTCCACGTCGTGCCGTCGAACCGGATCGGGAAATCGCCGGCGTCGTTGACCGCGATCAGGAAGTCGCCGCCCTGGTTGGCGAGCTGCGAGGCCGAGTAATTGCCGTTGAGTTGCCCGCTCTTGATTAGCACCGGCGTAGTGGTGGTGACGTCGTAGACCTTGGCGTCGTTGGCGACGTACATCCGGCGATTGGTGGTGCCGCTGGCGTAGCTGAAGGCCGAGATGATTGGTGTCGCTTCTGGAAGTGTCGCCCACAATATGTGACCGCCGCGGATGGCGGCGCCCTTCAGCGTCGGCTTCCAGTTGTCCATGATCAGCGCAGCACCAGGCTGCATGTAGCTTTCGTTCTCGCTCAGGATCAGTCCGCGCGTCGGCGCCGGAAACGTCACCGTCTCCTGTCTGGTGGCAACTTGCTGTTGTACAGCCACGCGGCGGAATGATTGATGCTGGCTCATGGCTACATCGGGTACGGGTAAGAGACTTGCACAACAGCCGCCAACGGTCGGCGGCCGATAATGATCGGGGCCGGTCCATCACGTCCGGCAATCGTGTTGAGCGCGTCGCCATAGGTGCCCATGTCCTCGGCGTAGGCAGCACCCTTGTTGGCTTTCCATTGCCAAATCATCCCGAGCTTCAAGAGCCGCTCATCGAGCGCGAAGCTGTCGCCATCGGCCTGGAAGCTGTCGCCGACACCGCCTGACGCCAGCGCCACGCAGTTCTTGTGCATGTAGGCGAAATAGGCGGTGGTGCCGGGCGTCAGGGTTGGCGCGATCAGTATCTGACCGCCAAACATCGTCCACTCACCCCAGGGCTGGTCGACCCAGCCCTGCGAACGGCGATTGAGCCACTGGTCGGTGTCGGGGATGAACGTCATCGGGCTCTGGTCCGATGTCGATCGCCAGACGTTCGACGTCAGCAGCATGCGCTTGTAGTCGGCCGGCAGGTCGAAGCCGGTAGCGACGCCATCGCCGACAAAGGTCACCGTCTTTCTGAGCTTCGTCCAGTCGCGAAAATCATAGGAGATGCGCTGCGCCATCTCGTTGGCGAGAGACAGCATCTCCTGCATCGTTCTGTTGCCGGTGATGTTGGTGAACACGCTTGGCGGCACGGTGACACCGGCCGCGAGGCAGACATCCTTCACCACCGACAGGATCGTCATGACAGCACCCCCAGGATGGCGATCGCGAACACCAGCGCCATAATCAACGCGACCTCGATGGTGTTACGTGGGCGTGTCTGCCACAGGTTCACGCTGCGCTGGCTTTCTCAGGTGCCGCGTCACGCGCCAGCCGCAACAGGTTCTTGCGGTTGAGCGAGCCGAGCGGAGCCTGTCCGGTGTTGGATGTAATGTACTCGCGCAGTTGCGGCAGATCCATCTCGTCGAACTCGTCGTTCGGGCCAGGTACCCTTGCCTTCAGCGCGGCGAGATCCTCTTCCATGACCTGGTTCTTGGCGCGCAGTGCCTCCAGTTCGGCCTGCACCTGGGCGCTGACGGCGCCCCTCTGGCTTTCCTGGATATATTCCATGGCGGCGTTTTTCATGTCGCGACCGCCCTGGCCGAGGTTCTTCAGCTCCTGGCCGTCGATGTGCGCCAGCGCCTCAACCGTGTAGATGTTTTGCGCCCGCAGCTCGGCTCGTCGCGCCTCGGTCAGGAACGCGGCGTAGGTCAGCGGCGTGCCGGTCTTGGTCTGGGTGGCGTGCGATTTGAATTGATTGTACTGGCGCCGAAAACGCTCGGCGTAGGTCACCCTGACCTGCTCGCCGGTCATCGGATCCGTGACCCAGTGCGAGAACGAGGTCGCAGGATGCGCACTCCAGTTCTTGGATCCCGGATAGTGCAGCTCGACGATCTCCGTGTCGGTGTAAACCGGGCGGCCGGCCGCAAGGGACGCAACCTCGTCCTTAACAGCCAACTCTTTGAAAATGGCGACGATGCTGTCGTCAGGGTCTTTAGTGGACATAGATTGTTCCTCTGGTTTAAGGGACCGGAGCCGCCGCCGCTCCCACAACAACGGCTCCGGTTTTTCGACAGGTCGGGTATCTAATCCACCCGCCGAAATCAGGACGCCGGTGTCGGGTCGTACATCCGCCAATTAAACAGCGGATTGGTCATCGTCAGCTCGCCCATCCAGCCAATAAATTGCGCGATGGCGTCCTTGTCGATCGGCATCTGGCCGTCGCCATCGAATAATTTATCGAAGTTTCTGGAGGGGTTGTAGCGCAGGCGGAAACTATCGGTGTTGAGGCCGAACGTTGTATCCGGCGGCATATTACTGCCGATGCCGCCATCGAGCACGATCTCAGCGCGCTTGCCGCCACCGATATATTCCAGCGCCGAGAAGCCGAGCTTGCCCATGCTGGTCTCGTTGGTCTGGCGCTGGATGGCGACGGTTGCGGCGTCGTAGAACGCGTAGTGCTCCGGCGACATGATCAGGAGGTCCGCGTAATCCTTGCCGCGGCTTGACTTGGTCATGACGACATTGAGGACCTGACGAATATTGTCTTTCGTCAGCTGCGTTATGGCTGGAACGATCGCGCCGGTGAGGCTGGTGTGAATGTTGTAGAGCTTGGTCTGCCAGATCGCATTGACGCGATCGATGCCGCCATAGACGCCGGTGGTGTTTGCGATCGGCACCGCAGTGCCGAGACCGGTCAGCTGCTTGCCGCCGTTGGCGGAGCCGTCGCCATAGAGGGCCGCATCCATGGCGTCTTCAAGCGCACGCTCGGCAGCTTCCATGTAGCTGTCGAACACATCCATCAGCTGGCTGTCGCCCTGGTTGTTCAGGATTTCCTGCATCGAGAGCACGATCGGCACCACGACCTGCTTGGGGTCGAAGAACGCGTCGTTAAACAGGTCGATTGCCGGGTTCAGCAGCTGATCGAAGCCGTTGTACCACTGCGCGACGTTCTTGGAGACTTGCAGCGTCTGGCGGATCCGGGGACCGGAATAGGTCTGCCAAAGGCCTTTGCGCTTCATCACCGCGAGCAACGCGTTATTGTTGCTGACGAGGTCCTGATAGGATGGCGATCGATCTTCGAGCGCCATAGAAAGCATCTGCTGATATGGCGCAGTGGTGGCTATGTTGGGCACGGCGGCCTCTCCATCAAAAAGGGTTCAGAGTTTAAGCGCCACCGCGAACGCGTTTGACGGCGTTCTCAATGGCCTCACGTCGACCGACGGGTTTCTCTGAATTGCGCCTTGATGAAGCTGCGGCTTGTGATGCAACGCCACCCGGCGAGCCGGAGATGGACCTGTCAGCGGGTCGGGTCTGAGCCGATGGGGAATTGCCGCGGGTCTGAGCCGCTTGGGTGGCCGGTGCTAACAGCTCGGCCCTTCGATACGCGGTCTCCAGATCAAATCCGAGATCTAGCTCGTTCTTGATCAGGGCACCCAGTTCGTCGAAGCGCGGGTGACTGTCCGCGAATTGATCGACCTGGGAACGCGTGTACGCGAATTGCTGCTGAGTATGCATCTGGTTCAAGGCTTGTTTCAAGCCCGCAATCTCATGATGCAGGGCGCCGATCTGTTGGCTGGCGGCGTTCTGGGTGTTGCCCATCTGGAGCTGCTTGAGCTGCTCCGGCGACTGGCTGAGGACGTGATAGGCGATGTCGCGAAGCCCGATGCGCGAGCCGTCGGGCGCCTTCAGGCCCAGATTATTGACGATGACGTCGAGGCCGCCGACCACATCGGCGCGCAGCTTCTGCTCCATCGAAGTGTAATTGGTCAGCGCCCGCTCCAGCGTGGTGCCGTGCTCTCGCGCCATCTGGTGGAAGCGTGCGATCGGCTGGAAGGCGTCGGCGACCGGCTTCAGCTGGTTGTAGGCGTTGCCGAACTCCTGGTGCATGCGGTGGATCTCGCCGCGCACCGGCTCCGGTGTTGCCGCCCAGGCCGCCTTGGCGTGGTCGGCCATGCGCTGCGGCGGCTCTCGGAACGGGGTGTTTTCGGGAAGGGTAGGATGCGGCGTCGCCGGCCGGGTTTCGTTCATACCCTTCGTGGCATCGGCGTCAGGTGACGCGTTTGACGCGTTTGCCTCGTTTGCCACTTGACGCGGCGCAAATCGCCCCCTGTCGCGCGGCTGGTCGTCGGGACGCTTCTTTAAGTCAATCTTTTCAGTAGGTTCTGGCGGCTGGTTGTGGCCGGCCTTGGCCTCGGCGGCTTTAGGCGGCGGCGTATTATCCGCGGGTTTCCCGCGCATCTCCCGCGCATTATCCCGCGGCTTGTTAGCGCGATCAAAGGCCGCCTGGATCGCCTCGCGCCGGGTCGGCGGCGGCTTATCGGGCGCCTGGTTGCTAATCGGGTTGGGGCCGGACGTCTGATCTGTATTGATGGGGACTTCGGTTTGTACATTTTGTACATTCGGCGGCGCTACTGGAGCGGAAGTATCGGTCATAACGGTCTCCGTGGCCGGTCTGAACCGGCTGGGTTACCGGTCTACTGGACCGGAAACAGAGATACCCGTTACGGACGTGCTGGCCGGTGGCCAGCCTTGTACTTCTCGATCGCGATCTTGATTGATTGCCGCCGTGCCTGTTTGACCTGGCGGTCGCTGCTGGCACGCGTCGTCTTCGGCTTCAGCTTCTCCGTCCCTACTTCGGTCAGACCGAGGGAGCGGCCGACTGCCCGAAATTGTCGTTTAGAGGTGTAAAACTTGCCGTCAACCTGTTCCGTCGGTTCCATGGCGTCAGAGATGACGTAGGGCAGGGGCAAATCGCCCCGCTTCGGTGGTTCGGCCTGGGTGACAAAGGCCCAGCTGGTTGGCCCGGTCTGTATGTACAGCCGCGCCATCAGCCGCCGTCCCGCCTGACGCTGGGGATATGAGGCGTGACGTTATCGCGCGTCAGCTGGCCTGCCCGCCCGCTTGGATCCTCCGGCTTGGTCCGCTCGATATAGTCCGGCGTCTTTTCCCGGATCAGCCGTGCGCGCTCGGCGGGGTCAGGATCAGGCTGCTGCTTCGGAGACGCAGCCTGGGGCGTCGTGATCGCGGTCGCCCAAGGCTCGTTGATGGACACAAGGTCGCTCATGCTTCACCGCTTGGTCTTGGTCTTGGGAGGCGCCGACTTGAACTCACCCTCTGCCTTGGCCTGCTCGATCTCGTCCTCCAGCTCGTCGGGGTCCGCCGGATCCACATCAGGATCTGTCCTGGCGATACCCCAGGTCCCGCCGCGCTCGTCGGCTGGCTGCACAGTCTCACTGACGGGGTTCATTGCGGCGAAAGCGCCGGCCTCTGTGAACGTAAAGCTAGCCGCCCCGCTTACCTTGTCGCCATTGGCGACAGTCACCGGATAGCTGCCCGGCGTGGTGGCCGTCGACGGCTTGACGATGGTCGTCAGCCGGCCGCCATCGACAAAGGTCGTCGGCTCCTCACCGCCATTGAAGCTGATGACGCTGGCCTCGGTGAAGCCGATCCCCGACACCGTCATGGTGATGTCAGGGTCGCCGATGACAGCGGTGTTGGGGCTGATGCTCTCGACTATCGGCGGATCCCCTGAGGGCAGGGTCAGAGGCGGCGGCACGTCGGTATCGTCGTGGCGCGCGTCCTCGATCTTCTTGATCTGCCTCAGCGACAGGCCGTGGTGCTCGCCCTTCCGGGTGATGCCGGTCTCTGCCGTTTCTTTATCGGCCGCGTCACGCTGGTCGAGCTCGTCGCGCTCATCGCGCTTGGCTGTTTCTTTGCCCATGTGCCTATGCTCCGATTACCCAGTTGGTGGCGGGCGTCGAGGTGATGCCGGAATTATCATTGACGACCGTTATCGCCATGTTGCCTGCGGTCGTGCGCTTGACCGCATTGGTCACCGTCAGCGAAGTAGTGCTGACATACTGGGTCGTCTGCCGCACACCGTCGATACGGACGACGCTCATGCGGTTGAAGTTGGTCCCGGTCACCGTCAACACCGTAGGCGCTGTCGAAGCAGCGGAGTTGTTGACGCCACTGGCAGCCGATGTCGTCGGCGTCAGCGTCGTGATCGGCGTAAAGCTGGAGGCGTGCGCGGCATTCGGGCCGGCCGCAATGATCGCCGCCGTCAGCGTCGGGCCGACACCGACCATCTTGAGCTGGCCGAGTGCGGACGGGTTGCTGCTGGTCGCCGTCGACGAGGTCTCGGTGCCGCGCGCCTCGTGGGTGTTGCTGATGCCCTGCCCGCCGTTGATGGCGGAGCCGGAACTGGCGGAGGCAGTATTGGTCGCCGCGGTCGAGGTCGCAAACGTGATGCCGACCGGATAGGTTGCGCCGGCAGCCTCGTTGATGGTGCTCTTGACGTCCCCAGCCAGCGTCGCATCCGGCAACGGCCTCGCGATGCCGTCGTCGGCATATGGCTGCGCCCAGTCCAGCGACGGCGTATTGCCGACATAGATCAGGTTGGTCGGCGGCGTCGGGTTCGCGGCCGTAACGGTCAGCGGATTTTGTGCCATGTTGGCTCCTTACCAGCGGTTGATGACGACGGTTCTTCCAAAAACCAAAACGCCGGGGAGCCCTTTAGGCTCCGAGAAGACGTTGATGCGCGCCGTGTCGGGAGCTTCGGTCGCGGCCAGAATACCAGTAAGCTGGGGCAGAACAAGGTTCCCGACGATTAACGCGGTGTCCGGGGCCTCCTGGGCGTTCAGCGTGCCGGTAACCTGGAGCAGACCCAGCGTGCCTGTTATCAACGCCGTGTCGGGCGCTTCCTGAGCGTTCAGCGTGCCGGTGATGGTGGCCGGCGCACTAACCGTGCCTTGTATCAGCGCGATGTCGCTGGCCTCGACCGCGGCCAGGAGGGCGTTCCAGCGCACCGTGCCATTGATCAGTGCGGTGTCTGTCGCCTCGCTTGCCGCCAGGGCTGCGTTCCACCGCACGGCGCCATTGATGGACGCGGTGTCAGGGATCTCGGTCGCGGTCAGTATGCCAGCGGTGCCGGTAACCGCTCCGTTGATGAGTGCGGTGTCTGGGGCCTCAAGCCCTACCAGCGAGCCGGAGATCTGGCCTGCCGTGGTGACGGTGCCCTGTATCAGCGCGGTATCGGACGCTTCAGTGGCCACCAGAGCGGCGTTCCAGCGCGTCGTACCGTTGATCAACGCAGTGTCTGGCGCCTCGGTAGCCGCCAGCGCAGCATTCCAGCGCGTCATACCATTGATCAGCGCGGTGTCAGGAGCTTCGGTGGCAGCTAGCGCAGCATTCCAGCGGACGGCGCCATTGATCAGTGCGGTGTCGGGCGCTTCAGTAGCAGCTAGCGCAGCATTCCAGCGTGTAGCGCCATTGATCAGCGCAGTGTCAGGCGCCTCGCTTGCCGCCAGGGTGGCGTTCCAGCGCGTGGCGCCATTAATCAGCGCGGTGTCGGGCGCTTCGATGGCGCCGAGTGTGCCGCTGATGCCGGCCGTCGCCACCGTGCCTGTGATCAGCGCCGTATCAGGCGCCTCGGTGGCCCCCAGCGTGCCGGTGATGCCGGTCGGTGCGGCATCCCATGCCGTCCAGCCCGAATGCAGGCTAGTGGGGCTTGGATTAAGCGTGGTGGCGTGACCGCCGCCGTAGGCCTCGACGCACGGAAACCAGGATCCGGCGGTGAGTGCCAAGCCGCCCGTACCGGCGGCAGCATCACCGCCAAAAAACTTTGTCCAGCTGCCGCCAGATCCGATTTTAACTTCGAAGTATTGAACACCTGCGGTGAAGTCGAGGTACCAGCGCAGGTACCAATCGCTCGACGGCGTCGGGTTGGTGTTTTCGAAGCCGGGCCCGCTGCCCTTGTAGCGCAGCAGCGTGTAGCCGCCTTGCGGCACAAAGCAGTATTCTTCCTTCGCGCCGTCTTGCCCATAGCTAGGGATGACGCCGGCCTGCGTCAGGCCGACCGCCTGGTCGGCGTTGCAGTGAACTTCAAAAACCACCTTGCCGCTGTTTTTCGAGGTGGTCGTGCGGCAGTATTCGTAAAACGTCGAACTGCCGATGGTAGCGATGAGATCGCTACCAGTAAGATTAACCTGTGAAGATTTGTCCGATGGGTTCCATGTTGTCACGGAACATTACCCAACCTGCTCGGTAATTTGTTTGCAGTCGTCGTTTTGAAAGGTGCCTTCCATCGCGCCAATGCTGCCGTTGACGAGATCGAATATGGCGTTGCCTTTGCCCGTCGGGACGCCGAACTGCCTCTCCAGTTCGGTGAAGGTGGTGCCGTCGTGCATGTGCAGCATATTGGCGCGCACGCGGGTGCCGAGTTCGTAGGCCGACCGCAGGATCGAAACGTATTGTTTGAGATACGCCGCCTGCGACGCCACCGCCGGGTTACTGGTGTTGATCTGGATAAAATCACTTGCCATTCCCGTCGCTCCTTATGAATGCGTGATGCTGGCGGCGGTGATGTTGACGCTCTGACCCGACGTGATCGACAGCGAGTTGAGTTGCACCTCGCCGCTGCCAACGCCACAGACCAGACCGCTGACGATTACGACGTCGGCCGCAGTGCGGATCTCGGCCAGGGCTGCGGTGCCAGTCGCGGAGGCATTGACCGCGGTCGGCAACGTGATGGTGAGCACCGAGCCCGACACCGTGCCGACCGGGTTGGACAGCGTGTGCGTAGACAGCACGCCGGTGGCGCCCGACAGCGCCGAGGTGCCGATCACCAGCTTCGGGATGGTGCCGCCGCCAGTTGCGGCGGCAATCGTCTTGGCGTTGATGACGTCGGCGACGTCCTGCATGCGGTTGGTCTTCAGCGCGGCGATATAGTTGACGGCCATTGCGTTCTCCTCCTGATGGGACTAAAACAATCGTTTGGAACATAGGAGCGGATCATGACTAGAAAGATGTGCGACGACGGCATCCATTACTATCACGAGCCCCCGTACTCCTGGGAGGAGGAGATGGCGATCTACAAGGGCATGGACATCGATGGCCCGGTTACAGTCCTTCATGGTCCCCGCCCTTCAAAGCCGCCGTCCCGCCCGCCAGGATCGCGCCAAGAACCGGAAGAGAAATAGCGCCCTTCTTTAGTGCGGCTTCGAGCCGATCAATGCCGCCCGGTCCCTCCGAAAGGATGCGCCGGGCGTTTTGTATGTCAGGCCTCGTCGCGCCCCATTTATCCGCCCAGGCGTTATCCCGTTCGAGCTTCGCCAGGGCGCGTTCGGCAATGTACGGATTGTTGTTGAAGGCAGCCCGGATCTCCGGCGTCTTGTTGACGTATTGCAGCATGTGCGTAGTCGCCTCGCCGGACCCGACGCCAGCTGGCCACTTGTCGGTGTAGTCAATGTAGCCGCCCTCGGTGCGCACCCGCACCGGCTCGCCGAACTGCTTGAACTCACCCTTCTTGACGGCCTTGCCGATCGCCTGGCCGATCTCGGGTGAAGTGCCGGGGTAGAAACTGCTCGAAGTGATGCCGCTGCCGGTGTCAACCACGTCATTCAGGCCGTAGGGTTCGGCCTTACCCTGCAGCGACGCGAGCTCGCCCATGGTGGCCTTGCCTTCCCGCGGGAAGTACAGCGAGTTCATCTCGCTCTGCGGGCCGCCGGTCCAGTTCTTGTGATAGGCGGAGGCGTTCTGCGCGTCGACATAGCCGCGGAAGGCCTCGCCCGCGTCCAGGAGCGCGCGATCGTGCGGCGTCAGCGTCTTGAACGGTTCAGGCTGCGAGGGGCCGATGAAGTTTTTGTCCGGCACCTTGGCCGTGTTGAACGTCACCAGGGGGCGTGCCACTTCGCCTGGGTTGGTCTCGACGACGCCGGCGGGGTTCTTATAGAAGCCGGTCATCTGCTCCGAAGGCCGCACCCGCATGTAGTTGCCAGTGCCCTCGACCCCGAGCCCTGAATAAATGGCATCACGACCGCCTGGCGCGGTCGCCCAGGTCGATCGCGGGTCCGCAGCAAACGCTGCCTTCTCCGCGTCTGCGGCCGCCATGGAGCCTGGCAAGTGCCCTGAGACGCTGCCTGGCTGCGCCTCGAACGTCGCGTAGGCGGTATGCCGCGGGAAGTAATCGGCGATCGTGGTGTTGGCGCGCGCAAAGGCCTCGTCGTAGCTTAGCTTCGGGTTGCGCGACTGGATGTCGAGCGCCTTCTGCCGCACCCATGGCGCAGCCTGCAGCTGCTCGCCGGTCCAGTTACTGCGGCCGCCGAGGTTGGTCTGGTTGGCGCGGTCGACCGCCAACGCGGTCTCGTAATCCAGGAAGCCATGCTGCGCGCTGGTTAGCGCGTCCCGCTGCGCCGCGCCGCTGGCTTCGGTGTAACCCCAGTTGCGCGCATGCCTGAAGTCATTGACGCCAGTCGCGCCAGGCGGACGGGTGTTGACCACGTCGGGGTTGACCAACTGCGCGTATTCGCCGGTCTTGTCACCGAGCTGATACAGGTCCGGATCCTTGGCGGCGACCGCGCGCATATGTGCCTCGTGCTGCGCCGGGCGCGCCGCCTTGACAGGCATGCCGGCGATTGCAGCGTTGTTCTCCTTCAGCGCGAAATGCAGCTCGCTGCCGGGGTCGACGCCGGCCGACCACTGGCCTTCCTGATTGGCCATCCACTTGTTGTGTATCGGATCGTTGCCGGTGACGGATGAGACGCCGCCACGGTAGCGATCGTACCAGTCGCCGCCGCGTGGATCGGCGCCAATGTACTCGTCGAAGTCTTTTCGCAGTTTGTTGAGGCCTTGCTTGGACTGCACCGTGCGCGGGCCGCCAACGTACTTGCTTTCGGAAGTGCCGCCGGCTTCGATCAAATGCTGCTGCAGCCGCGCTTCCGCGATCGCATCCCGCACCGACAGGCCACGGATGTCAGGGATCTCGGTGGCGGCCGCGGCGGGCTTGGGCCTTGGCAGATCCTGCGCCCAGGTCCGCGGTGGCGGCGCCGTGGCGGCGATCTCGCCCATCTGCATCTCTGCCGGCGGGTTGTTGTGCCCGATCCCTGGCCTGCCGCCGGACGTGCCCAACGCGCCACGCTGCGCGAACGGCATGCCGGTGCCGATCATGTTTGTTGCCATGCTCGGCGCCCATTCGGTGGCTACCTGGTTCTTCTGGGCGTCGTACCAGGTCGCCATTTCGGATCCAGGCTCGTAAGGGTTCTCCTTCATCAGCGCGCCTGGCGTCTGCGCCATCTGCAGGATGCCGCCGAGCATCGCGCTCGGTAGCCGCTCGGCGACGCGGTTGACGGCAGGCAATCCCGATGAAAACTGCCCGCCATTTCCCACTAGTGGCGCACCGACATCAGGCAGGGCGTCGAGCGCCGCTAATTCTCCAAACCTGTCGCTCATGTCACCACCTCACCGGGACCTGCCACGGTCCCAACAGATAGCGTTGCTTGCGCCCGAAACTCATCGGCCCGACGATGTCGATCGGCGCCTCCGGCAGCTCCAGCAGCCCCAGAACGCGCGCCGTGTCCGACGTCTCGGTCGCCGTCACTACGCCGGAGATCGTGCCTGCCGTGATCACTGCACCCGAGATCGCAACCGCATCCGACGCCTCGGTAAGAACCAGCGTGCCGACGGTGCCAGACACCATGCCGCTGATGCCTACACTGTCCGGCGCCTCCAGGCCGACCAGCGAGCCGGCGATCTCGCCGATCGTGAAGACCGAGCCTTGTACCAGCGCCGTATCCGGTGCCTCGCCCGCGGCGAACGTCACTAGGTGACGCGATATCCCATTGATCAGCGCGGTGTCCGGCGCCTCGAACGCGCCAAGCGAGGCCGACCACCGTACCGCGCCGTTGAACGATGCCGTGTCCGATGCCTCGTTCGCAGATAGCGCCGCCGGCCACCGTGCCGCAGCGACAATGGTCAGGATGTCCGACGCTTCGATCGCACCCAGTGCCGCAACGACACCCGACACCGTGGCGCTGATGCCAACCGTGTCCGCTGCTTCCAGCAGGTTCAGCGAGCCGGCGACCTCTGGGCCGGAAGTTATGACACCGGATACCAGTGCCGTATCCTTGGCCTCGCTCGCCGCCAGCGTCGCCTGCCACCGCACCGCGCCGTTGACGAGTGCGGTATCCTTCACCTCGCTCGCCAGCACCACGCCATCCAGCGCGTCCCATATCGCTGTGTCCCATAGTCCACTGTCCCATGAGTTGCTGACCACTGGCGTTGCTCACTATCTCGGCCTCCCTCCGAAGGGCTGCTGCATCCTCTGCTGGTTCAGCTGCTGGCGTTCGTTGGCGCGGTTGGCACTATCGGCCTGCTTGAACTGGTGCGTCGTTGCCGCCTGCGCGGCCTTCTCACGATCGATCTGTATCTTCTGCACGTTCTCCAGCACGTGCATCTGGTGGCTCTCGCGGTCCTGCATCGCCTTCTGGTTCTGCACCTGCGCCTTGATCTCGTTATCGCCGGCCTTGCCCTGCAGCTTGATGCGCTCGATCTCCTTGGCGTTATTCAGCTCCCAGGTCTTGTGACGGTCCTTCTGCGCCATCTCAGCCGTCGCCAGCTCCTTGTCCTGCGCCAGCTTCTCGCGCGCGGTCTGCTGCTTGATCTGCTCGACCTGCGTCAGTCCGGCATTGGGATCAGCACTCGGCTGCACTGCCTTCGCCTTCATCTGCTCAACCAGCTCGTCGATCGCGCCATCGAGGCTGCGGCCGGCGCGGAACGGCGCGGTGGCGAACTTCAACAGCTCGCCGCAGAAGTCGGCGGTCTGCGGCTCCGCGGTGATCATTGCCGACAGCTGCGGCAACAGCTGCCCGAGCACGCCGACGAACTCGGTGCGGGCCTGCTTCTCGGCCTGCTCGTCGGCCAGGATGGTGCTGTCGGTCTCGATGTCGAGCACGAACGACTTGGCGCGGTTGTCCTTGAGGAACAGCAGCACCTGCTCGATCGTCGGTTGCTCACGCAGTTTCTGCAGCTGCCGGCCGAGGTCCTGCATCTGAGCGTTCAATTGCTGCAATTGTTGCGACTGCGGATCCTGCCCAGGTGCCGGCGGGGGCTTCGAGGGGTCGGCCTGGGGCGGCGCGATCTGCTGCTGCGCCATCTGCGCCTGCGCCTGCTGCAGCTGCTGCAGCTGGCTGAAGATCTGCTGCGCCGCCTGCTTCTGCATGTTGTCGGTCGGCAGTTGCGTCTGCGACATCTCGATCATCGTGACGTCGTCGAAATGCTGCGTAATAATCTCCAGCGTGATCTCGACCAGGTCCCGCGCAAACCGAACCAGCTCCTGCTGCTTGTCCCGTGTACGCGTAGAGCCATTCTGCGTTTTCAGCTGTTGGGCGCCAAGGGTCTCGCTGGGGTCCGTGGCTCCGCGCATAATGTCGCTGATACCCATGATCTGGTAGATGTCCTCGATGACTTGTTTTCGTAGCATCACCAGCGCTTGTATCGTCGTCGCTATCTGATCGATCGGTAGCCATATGATCACCTCTTTCGAGCCACCGAACGCGGCCCAGTTGGAGATCGGCACCAGCAACCGGCCGGGCGTCTTGGTCATGATGGCGGCCTGCACCGCCTCGGCGATCTCGGCGCCACCGCTAGGATAGAAGCCCTTCACCTCCAGCGCGTCTGATAGCGCATGTATACGTCCCGTGAGAAGATTGAGTTCTTCCAACTGATCTCGGTATTGCAGGACATCAGGTACGGGGACGAGGCTGCCGCGTTGGTTTGTGCCGTAAGCCGGTTCCGGGCAGGGAAAGAAGTTTCGTAGCTCAAGATGAGGTTCGGCCTCGTCGAGCACGAACTCGCATCCCTGCGCGACCCAGATGCAGCGCTCGCTGGTCTGGTCCCAGATCTCCCAGAACTTGGCGCGCTCACGTTTGTCGG